CAACATACAAGTTTACACGACGACGCAATGGGAATATCTGAAAGGGCCGTAGGCCGACTAAACGAACTTAAAATAAAATTAGAAGCGATCGGTAAACGTCGTAATTACGAAGCATGGGCAGCAGAATTCAACGAACAAGAAATGCCGAATGATGAGTTACTAGAACTAGATCCTGTTACTTTAGAAGATTATAAATCTAAATTTACTCAAACAAACTTTAAAGAAGAAATTGCTAAATTCTTCCCACTTTTACATAGCATAATGCAAGAAAAAATTGATCTAGAAGAATATGTAGAAGAAACTATAGAACAAAAAATTAAAACAGAAACAACTAAAAAATCTGAATTCGAAACTTTTGTTGAATGGGCAGAAGCAGTAGAACAAGGTAGATTAGACTTAGAAAAAATAAACAATTATTTAAACGGTGAAAGTCTACAAGATGCACTTTCAAGAATAAGTTTAGGAGCCGATGGCATAAACGCTTGGAGCGAACTAAGCAGTATATTTGAACTAAATGAAAAAGATATCGACGACGAAGATTTAAAACAACGACTGTTTGATGTTTCACAACATTCAGATGTTGATCAAACTGGATTAGATAGTCCTGCAATCATGGTATTTAAAAACTGGGTGGAAGAAAATTTCCCAGAATGGCAACAAGATCTTCCTGAATTGTTTAGCAGTGAACAACAACCACAGTTAACTCCAGAACCGGAAACAGGAATGCAGCCAGCCCCTGCTCCACAAGCCGGTGTTAATCCAAATGCAACACCTGGACCAACAACAGGTATGAATCCTGCTGCTCCTGTTGCAGAAGGTAAAGAAGAATCAATGATTGAGGAAATTGCAAAGTTAGTTAAAATGAGATATAATGCAGCAAATGAAACGGTAGGGCCATTCAACGGCCACGAAGGAATATTGCTCGATGTTGAAAAAACTATAAGCGAAAAATTTGGTGAAAAGGCCGGCGAAAAGGCAAGAATGATTGCCGATTCTTATATGAAAAAATTAACACAAGAATGGCAACAACGTCACGGAGAAACAATAAATTCAGAAAGTCACAACGATACATTTGATCCTAAATCACATCAATATAAAACTACAATGAAACATGCTGAAAGACCCACAGTTCAACAACGCATGGCGGCACATGATATTAAACCAGGTGTAGCCGGTTATAGAGATCGTATTGACATGTTACAAGATTTAGAAAGGACAGGGAAGTCAAAACCTGAAACTGATGAAGGCATGTTGGATAAAGTAAAATCTTTTGGTAAAAAAGTTTTAGATAAAGTAGCACCAGATGATGCTACATTATTGAAGAAACTTGAAAAAGATAGTGGTGGTAGAATTCCACCGAAATTTGAACCAAAACCAGAACCTAAAAATGAAATGGCAGAAATATTGAAACTATCTGGCATAAAAAATTAATAATTTACTCTTGCAAACATAAATAAAAGTGTGTATAGTTAACTCTATACGCACTTTTTCTTTATTGTCAGTGGGCAATAAAGAAGTGGCATAACATAATTTAACATTAAGGAGAAACATTATGGCAACACTTCAAGAAATTCGCGCAAAACTTCAACAATCTTCACAACAAACCGGGTCCGGCGCAACCGGTGGTGACAACGCAATTTACCCGCATTGGAACATTGCAGAAGGTCAAACAGCAACTGTTCGGTTCCTTCCGGACGGTGATACCAACAACACTTTTTTCTGGATCGAACGTGCAATGATCAAATTGCCTTTTGCCGGGGTCAAAGGTGAAACTAGTTCTAAACCAGTAACTGTACAAGTTCCTTGCATGGAAATGTGGGGAGAAACTTGCCCTGTTCTTACTGAAGTTCGTCCTTGGTTTAAGGATAAAAGTTTGGAAGAAATGGGTCGTAAGTACTGGAAGAAGAAGTCTTACTTGTTCCAAGGTTTTGTAGTTGATAGTAAATATCAAGAAGAAGGTAAGACTCCAGAAAATCCTATCCGTAGGTTTATTATTGGTAGTCAAATTTTTAACATTGTTAAGAATGCACTTATGGATAGTGAAATCGAAGAACTTCCGACTGACTATGTTCGCGGTCTTGATTTCAAGATTGTAAAGGGGGGCAAGGGCACTTACGCTGACTATACAACATCAACTTGGGCACGCCGTGAACGTGCTTTGACTTCAGACGAAAAGTCCGCAATTGATCAACACGGACTATTCAATCTTAAAGACTTCCTGCCTAAGAAACCAGGCGATGTAGAACTTAAGGTCATTAAGGAAATGTTTGAAGCTAGTGTCGACGGTGAAGCATTTGACATGGATCGTTGGGGACAATACTTCAAGCCGAGTGGCTATTCTAGCACAGTAGCAGGCCAAGCAAAGGTCAAGGCCGTTGTAGAGGACGAAGACGTCCCTTTTGAATCTGCGGCTCCAGCACCCGCTAAAACTGCTGTGAAGCCTGCTGTAGAAGAAATTTCTAAGGCAGGTGGAGAAGCAAGCAGCCGCGCAGCAGATATTATTGCTATGATCCGTAAGCGTCAAACTCAGTAAGGAGACAATTATGGGTAAAGCTTTTGATATCTCAAAGTTTCGTAAATCTATCACTAAGTCTATTGAAGGGCTTGGTATCGGATTTAACGATCCTACTGACTGGGTTTCAACTGGCAACTACGCCCTAAACTATCTTATCAGCGGGGACTTCTTTAAGGGAGTTCCCCTTGGTAAGGTAACGGTGTTTGCAGGTGAATCTGGTGCAGGTAAGAGCTATATTTGCTCTGGTAATATTATACGTCATGCACAAGAACAAGGCATTTATGTTATCCTTGTTGATACTGAAAATGCACTTGACCAAGCATGGTTAGAGGCATTAGGTGTTGATACCAGCGAAAATAAACTTCTTAAACTCAATGTAGCAATGATCGACGATGTTGCTAAAACTATTAGTGAGTTTATGAAAGAATATCGTGCAATGCCCCAAGAAGAACGTATGAAGGTATTGTTTGTTATTGACTCACTTGGTATGTTGCTTACTCCAACTGATGTTAATCAATTTGAAGCAGGAGAAATGAAAGGTGACATGGGTCGTAAACCCAAAGCATTAACCGCTCTTGTTCGCAATTGTGTTAACATGTTTGGAAGTTATAATGTTGGCTTAGTTGCTACTAATCACACCTATGCTAGCCAAGATATGTTTGATCCAGATGACAAAATCAGCGGTGGTCAAGGATTTATCTATGCCTCATCTATTGTAGTTGCAATGAAAAAGTTGAAACTCAAGGAAGATGAAGATGGTAACAAGGTAAGTGATGTGTTGGGTATTCGTAGTGCTTGTAAGATTATGAAAACTCGCTATGCAAAGCCCTTTGAAAGTGTTCAAGTTAAGATTCCTTACTCAACAGGTATGGCACCAACCTCCGGGTTAGTTGACATGTTTGAAAAAATAGGTGTATTGACAAAAAGCGGAAATAAGCTACAATATGTAAGTAAAAAGACAGGTGAAATTTTTAGTGAATTTCGTAAAAACTGGACAGAAGATAAGCTAATGACTATTATGTTGGAATGGGATCATTCAGCAATTCCTGTTAATGAAAATAACATTGAAGAAGCAGAGGAAGCATAAATGGAAGAAAGTCTAATCATAGAAATTTGGGATACATTTCGACAATATATCCCTGAAAAAAATAAAGAAACTGCTGCAAATCAGTTTGTTGATTTTTTGGTCGGTAAGGACGTAGATATTGGTACACTTGAAGCTCTTCAGGGCTTTGATGTGTATCTTGATGACGCAATTAACTTAGTTGTGGAAGAACATAAGTCTCTCGACGGCGAAGAAGATGATATCGACTATGGAGAAGATGAGGAATATTAATGAATTGGTATTCTCGAGTCAGCAACGACATTTCGAACTTACCTGACTGCATTGAATACTTTTACAAAGAACTAAATTCTTCTAAAGCCGAAGCAAAAATTCACGGAAACGTGGAAAAAGCTTCGGCTTCTTTACCTGGCATTGTTGAACATCGTTTCAATCAACTTCAAGAAATTGAAGCAATACTGGAGTTTCTTAACATAGAGTTAAGAAGAATTCGTAGTAAAACTTTTAAAAAGTATTTAGAAAATTATCAACGTGCTCTGAGCAGTAGAGATGTTGAAAAATATGTCGACGGTGAGGCAGATGTAGTCGATATGGAAAAAATTATCAACGAATTTGCTATGCTTAGAAATCAATGGCTTGGCATAATTAAATCACTTGACATCAAACAATGGCAATTAAGCAATATAATCAAATTGCGAACAGCCGGATTAGAAGACATCACCTTATAATACAAAAATGTACATCGAAGATTTAATTGACGCATTGGTTAGGTTATATCCCTCTCCAACGGAACCAACAGATTTAAAAATTTTAACAAGTCTTAGAACTCAAATCACTTTTGGTCAAAATTTAACTGAAAAA